TTAAAGACGATGCAAACTCTGAAGTTATGATAACGAGAGTGTATAAGAATATCCCGTTATATCGTCTTTATTATCCAAAAATTGAGGATACTATCTCTTGGAAACCAGATGAGAACTATATTAACGCATTAAATGCAAGTCTGTTCGTATATCTAATCGGTGGAATTGCAGCATATAACCTTTTTATCAACTGGCATAATTTGTGGGAAAGCGATAAATGAACGAAGTATTTGAAAAGGGTTTTCTTACTATCAGACGGGCAAATAAAATTGACCGTATGTACGATATGAATTATATAAGCGCGGAAGAACATATTAACTGGAATCCTAACCATCATGTGCCATATTGTGAAACAAAATTTATTGTGTATATTTACGGTGGCGTATTTGCAGTAGATGAATTTATTAAATGGGCAGATGAAGTGGAGAAAGCTAGGAGAATGTAATGACTTATGAGGAATTCTTAAAAGGCAAAATTGAAATTGCAAATGAAAGTGGATTTGAAATTGATAGATCATGTTTAAATGACGGATTAAAGCCACATCAGAAAGATATTGTTCAATGGGCTATTAAAGGTGGCAAGCGTGCAGTATTCGCTTCTTTCGGCTCCGGAAAAACAAGTATCCAGTTAGAATTCTGCTATCAGGTTATAAAGGAAAAAGGTGGGAAAGCACTTATTATTTGTCCGCTTGGTGTAAAACAGGAATTCTCACATGATGCAACAACGATACTTGGATACGAACCGCCTACATATGTGAAAACAATGGAAGAATGCAAGAGTACAGACAATAGCATTCTTATAACAAATTATGAGCGTGTTCGTGATGGTGATATTGACCCAACGTATTTTACAGTAACATCTCTTGATGAAGCTGCTGTGTTGCGTGATTTTGGGAGCAAAACATATCAAACATTTCTTGAAAAATTTAAAGGTGTTCCATACAAAATGGTTGCGACTGCTACACCTTCGCCAAACAAATTAAAAGAACTTATTCATTATGCAGGTTATCTTGAAATTGCAGATACAGGACATTTACTCACAAGGTATTTCCAGAGAGACAGTACAAAAGCAAATAACCTTACATTGTATCCGAATATGGCAGAAGATTTCTGGTTGTTCGTAAGTACATGGGCTGTATTCATGGAAAAACCGTCAGACTTATGCCACGAATATTCAGACGATGGATATGATCTTCCAGAAATAAACATGGAGTGGGATGAACTGCCGATTGAGTACGGAAAAGCTGTTGATAAAGATGGTCAATATTCATTGTTTGAAAATGCTGCTCTTGGACTTCAGCAAGCAGCTCATGTCAAATCTCAAAGTAAAGAAGATAGATTAGATGAAGTAATGAAATTGCTTAATGACCACGGAGTAACAAAAGATAGTGGGAAACAAGCGATTGTGTGGATTAACCTAAATGCTGAACAGGAATATTTAGAAAAGGCATTAAAGAAAGAAGGAATAACATATTCATCAATTTGGGGCAATCAAAGCATCGAGAAAAAAGAAGCACTTATGGATTCATGGAAAGAGTCAAGAAGTCAAGTGCTTTTAACAAAACCAGAAATGTATGCATCCGGTGTAAATCTTCAACAGTGTAATTTAATGATTTTTGCAGGCATAAACTATAAGTTTGAAGAATTTATACAGGCGTTACATAGGGTATATCGTTTCGGTCAGAAAAATGTTGTGTATGCATATGTTATATACATGGAAAGTGAACGGACAATAAAAGAAACACTTTTACATAAGTGGACGCAGCATAATGACATGGTAAAGAAAATGACCGATTTAGTACGCGAATATGGCTTAAACGATATTAGAAGATTTGACAGGCTTAAACGCAAGATGGGAGTTGAAACAGTGAGAGTAGAGGGAAATCACTATACCGCCGTAAATGATGATTGCGTAGCAGAAACAAAGAAAATGGAAACAAATAGTGTAGACCTGATTTGTACTTCCATTCCGTTTGGAACACATTATGAATACAGTGAAAACTATATGGATTTTGGTTTTAATGAAGATGATAATGATTTCTTTAAACAGATGGATTATTTAACACCTGAGTTACTTCGAGTGTTAAAACCGGGCAGAGTAGCTGCTATTCACGTAAAAGATCGTATTCTCTTCGGTAATGCTACAGGTGATGGTTTTCCAACGGTTGAACCGTTTCACGCCGATACGATAACGCATTTTATGAAACACGGATTTAGATTCTTTGGGATGATAACGATTTGTCGTGATGTTGTACGGGAAAATAATCAGACATACAGGCTCGGATGGACTGAGCAATGTAAAGATGGTAGCAAAATGGGCGTTGGTTGTCCTGAATACATTCTACTGTTTCGTAAACTGCCTACAGATACAACAAAAGCCTATGCAGATGAACCAGTTGTGAAGTCAAAACAGGAATATACAAGAGCGCAATGGCAGATAGATGCACATGCTTTTTGGCGTGAAAGTGGAGACAGACCAATTAGCAAAGAAGAGCTAGCTAATATCCCTGTTAAAGATTTGCAAAGAGTATACAGAGAGTTCAGTAGAAATAATGTTTATGACTACAAAGAACATGTAGAACTTGCAAAGAAATTAGACGAAAAAGGTAAATTACCTGCGGTGTTTATGGTAGTCGCTCCGGGAGCATGGAACCGTGAATGGATTTGGGATGATATTGTATATATGCAAACCTTAAACACGCAACAGAGTAATAGAAGAAAACAGTTGCATGTTTGCCCGTTACCATTTTCTATCGTTGAACGGATTATAAATAGATACAGTAACGAAGGCGAATTTGTATATGATCCGTTTGGTGGCTTAGGAACTACACCTATGATAGCCATTAAAAATGGTCGATATGGTTATATGTGTGAATTAAATCCGAATTACTATCGAGATGCACTTGGTTATCTTGAAGCAGCAGACAATGAAGTTGATTCTCCTACATTGTTTGATTTTTTGGAAATGAAAAATGAATAATAGAACATTATCTGAAATATATGTTCAGAACAGAAAAGAAATTGAAGATTTTACAAGACTTATGCAACTGGACTATGACGAAGAAACGAAGTCAATATTCAGAAAGATCATAAATAGAGCAACTGCTGAGAATGAAAAACTGAGGGATAAATATGGATTCAAATGAATATAAGGTGACTGAAGAGCAGATGTTAAATGCCCTGAGAGAAGGTATTAAGGCAACAATAGCCAGACCGGATGGTGAATCCCGAACTGATACAAGTGAGTTAATTGAATTATTAAGAGACTACAAAGACAGTCATCCAGATGCAGAGATGTATATAGAAACTAAATATGGAATTATGACACAGACATTATCAAAATGTGAGATTTGCAGTTCAAATGGAATGGATATTGTATTTGTGTGGAGATGAATTTTGTTAAATTTTGATGATTTCATGAGGTTTTGGTTAGGTGAAAATATGGAAAAAGATACGTTTGATCCGGTAAACAGTCCTAAACATTACGCTAACAGTAAAGTTGAATGTATAGATGCAATGGAACAGATGTTTGGAAAAGATGCAGTAATTAACTTTGCAATCCTCAACCTTTGGAAATATTTGTGGCGTAGAGGAGACAAAGGTAATGAAGAGCAAGATATTCAGAAAGCTCTCTGGTATTTCGATAAGGCGAAAGAGTTGATAAACAAATGAGGACATTATGAAAATATTCTACACGCGAAAAGAATATAAAATGTTACAAGACGAAAACATAGCGATTAAAGAAAGTAGGAAGAAATACCGTGACGAATTAAATGCAGAATATGAGAAAGAAGCGGCTTACTTAAAGAAATACAACGAGTTATTGGCAGAAAATCAAAAATTAAAAGACAAATGTGCTGCATATAACAAATATTACTTTGAAGAATCAAAACCGTCAGAAGAAATACAAGAAAAGGTAGCTAGAGATTTAGAAGTAATTCGATTAAAAGATGAACTTTATAAAGAAAGCGTATTAAATAAACTTACGTTTATTGGAGCAACTGGCTTGTGTAATTTATCTTCACAAAACTATTTATACACCAGAACTTATTATTGAAAGGATGAATCAAATGGATAACAAGGAACTGAATTTAAGTAGCCCGTGGATGATTTTCTATCATGAACTCGAAACACTGTTCTCAGGTGATGAGCAGATTAAAATGGAATTCGATAATGATGACGTTGTGGCATCCATTTATGTAGATGATGCAGAAAAAGCCGATGCACTCGAAAAAATACTTCCGCATAATGTAGATTTCGGAAATGTAACTATGGGGATTGAAGTTATCCCGGCAAACGGCGAAAAGACAAAAGCAATAGATTTGTTCAAAAAGGCGTTTAAAGGCAATAAGGCTGTAAGTATGGTAGATACAGTTAAAACTCCGCATGGAAGTGATGTAAACTTTGTAGCTTTCAAACCGGATGTATGCCAGTATTTCGCGGATAACCTTTGCAGTATTTGGGGGCTTGAAACATGCCTGTATGAAGATGTTGCAATGGATATATTTAGCGACTGGTCGAATGAAATTCATTTTTGTACGGAACCGATTGAGAAAGATTGAAATATAAAACATGTGGGGCAGTTAATAGCTGCACTATACATTAAAAGGATACTATATGAAAATCGGGTTAATTGATGTGGATGGTAATGGCAAGTTCCCGAATTTGGCTATAATGCATTTATCTTCTTATCATAAATCCAAAGGTGATTCAGTAGAATGGTATCAACCTATGTTTTCCGGTCATATGGATATTGTTTATAAGAGCAAGGTATTTAGCTTTACTCCTGATTACGAATATTATATTGACGCTGATAAAGTCATAGGGGGGGTACTGGATATTGCATATCTTTGGATGAAAATGATAAGGAGTCATATGACAAATCCAAAGATCATGTATTGCCTGATGAAATAGAGCATTGTTTTCCAGATTATTCTATATACGGAATTACAGACACAGCTTATGGTTATATGACTAGGGGTTGTCCTCGCCATTGTCCGTTTTGTATTGTTGGTGATAAAGAAGGAACGAAAGTTAGGACGGTTGCTCCATTATCTGAATTCTGGAACGGTCAGAAGAATATAGTTCTTTTAGACCCAAACCCTATTGCCGCTTTTGATTGGAAAAATAACTTACAACAACTAATTGATAGCAAAGCAAGAGTTGAATTCAATCAAGGATTAGATATACGCCTAATGACTGAAGAAAAAGCTGAATACCTGAAAAAAATCAAAGTAAAAGCTGTTCATATGGCATGGGATCGTTACGAAGATAAAGAAATGATAGTACCACGTTTCAAATTTTTTCAAAGAAATAACCGGATGGGGTAGGCAGAAATTGATTGTATATTGTCTTACTAATTACAACACAACCATTGGGCAGGATTTAGAAAGAGTATATCTGCTTCGTGATTTGGGTTATTCACCAGATGTAAGAATATATGAAAAGTATAACCTTCCTAAAGGTGACATACATATAAAGTTACAAAGATATGTCAACAGCCAACCAATTTTTAATACAGTGAAGCGTTTTGAAGATTATGAAAACCTTACGCCACAACAACGCGAATATGTGAAAGGACTATACATGTAAAGATGTCGTTCAAATGGCTATTCTTATATTTGTTCATAGCAATAATGATTGTGATTCTTGGATGGTATGGTGAAACATATCTTAATAATGACGAGACAATTAAAAATCAAGAGTTAAGTTTAAATTACGAAAACTCTGTACCAGAAAAATGTGAATGTGTAAAAAGGTTAAAGATCAATGGATATAGTTAAATGCTGTAAAAACTGTAAGTTTTACAGAAATGAAACACATACGCCAACAGGAATAGGAGTTGCCATTTGCGATATGAAAGAAAGTAAAAGATATAATATGCCATATGGCTCTCTTGAGACTGTAGTGTATGAAGATGATTCATGTAGATATTTTCAGGATAAAAACCAGATGAGTTTATTTGACGGAGACTTTATATGACTAAAATAGTATGTGGTTCAATCGAATGTATTCATAATACAGATAAACATACATGTTCAGCAAAAGCGTTGAAATTAGTTTCAAATTCCGTACATACAATGTGGGATGGTAGAAAAGAATTCTGGATATGTAATCAGTATGAAGTAAGCGAAGATTATAAGAAAACAAAAGAACAAATAGATGAATTTTTACGGGGAAAATTATGAACCTATGCAATAACTGTGAAAACAAATACATGAAGTTGTTACATAATGAAGTCACAGATGAACATTACATCTATTATTATTGTAATAAAGACCACGAATCAAATTTTGGAGTTATGTTCCGCGATAAATGCGAGGACTATGAAGAAGAACACGAATATAACTTCAGGCAAGTAAACAAAGGAAACTGATATATGTATGTAAATTGTGAAAAACCGAAACACGTAAACATATGTGGAATACCACATGTAATCACCTATGAAGAAGATAAATTCCAGATTGATGATGTGAAATTTGGATATATTGATTATCAAAACGCGAAAATATACATCAATAGCAATGTTGCGGAAGAAATTCAGGTAGAAACATTATGTCATGAAATTATTCACGGAATCCTGTTCCATATTGGGCGTCAGGAAATGTCAGACGATGAAATTCTTGTACAGGCTTTAGCAAATGCGATCAACCAGAGTTTCAATATTAAAGAACTGGTTCTACCTACATTAACAATAAGTGGAGATTCTAATTCTATAAAATATGAGCAGAAGTAAAGCAGATGCAATCCGGGAAATGACGGACAGTGAACTAGTAGATTATCTATGTGAAACAATATCGGACTGTGATACATGTATAGCAAATGACTATTGTTATACAGGACATAGAGGCTTTATAGACTGGTTAAAAGAAGATGAGGAATAAAGATGATTGAAAGTGTTAGTTTTAGAACTGAAGAATGGAACGATGTTAAAGAAGCTGCCAGAAAAACAATCGGCAAAGACGGTGTAGGAAAAGAACCGACAAATGCATGGAAAAAGCAGATTTTACTAGCTGAACATTCGCCAATTAGATTACTTCACTATACGATAAAGTTTAAGAATATTCCGTATTTTCAGGTCATGCACATGTGTAGGCATAAAATCGGTTGCGAGCATTTTGTCAAATCTCAGCGCGAAGACAGATCAGAAACACACGCTAAACGTTCAGATTTGCCACAGGATGCGCCTGTAGACTACATGATGGTTGCTAATGCACAGGCTCTTATAAACATCAGTAGGAAACGATTATGTAATCAGGCAGCGAAAGAAACAAGAGAAGCGTGGGAAGAAGCTGTTGATTTGATTTCAAAAGCTGATCCAGTAATGGGAAGTGTGCTTCATAGAGAATGCATTTATAGAGGTTACTGTCCAGAACCACACTGTTGCGGATACGTTCATACAGCAGCCTATAGAAAAGAACTTGAAGAGTATAGGAAGGTAGACAAATGAAATTCAAAGTTAGTAAAGCATCACTTAATCGCGGTATCAATATTGCAATCAAAGCAGTTCCGTCACATTCAACAATGGCAATTATGTCTTGCATGTTAGTTAAAGCAGAAGGAAACAGCCTTGAACTGACTGGTAATGACTTAGAAATTGGGATTATGACAACCATTGATGCAGAAGTTACGGAACCGGGCATTGTAGCACTGGACGCAAAGATGTTTCAGAGCATTA